GTCGTCCAGTAAAAACGATGCCAAGACAACCGCTAAAAGTTGGGGGAGCTTTTCGCCTCAGCGCATTGGGGCGGGAACCATCTACAAGCTGGCGCTGGACAACGGCTGGATTCCGGATGCTGATCTACAGCTCAATGGTGAGATTGTGATGAACGGACACCACCCGGCCAAGGAGATGTTGCAAACGCTCCAAACAACAAACCCCATCACGATTGATGTGTCAGGTGCACCGCCCGTGCTGCCACCACCCAAACCACTGCCGACGGGCTGGGACCAAGTGGGCGGCGTGATTGCCGACATGATGGCGCTCATGGTAACGACGGCCAAGCGTCCACAACCCGTGCTGGCGCTCGGAGCGAGTTTGTGTGCAATCGGCGCGCTGATGGGGCGCAAGTACCGCACCGAGAGCAACACGCGCTCGAACCTTTATGTCGTAGGTATCGCTGAGAGCGGCGCAGGCAAGAACCACAGCCGCGTCGTGATCAATGAGCTGTTCCGTAAGGCCGGGTTGCTGCAATACCTGGGTGGCAACAAGATCGCATCGGGCTCGGGTCTTTTGACGGCCATCCAGCGTCAGCCCGCCATTCTTTTTCAGCTAGATGAGTTCGGTATGTTTTTGTCGGCAGCCGCTGACCGCAAACGCTCCCCACGCTACGTGTGTGAAATCCTGGACCTGATGACCGAGCTGTACACCACATCAGGCACGACTTACTTTGGCATTGAGTACGCAAGCAACCAACTCAACAACGCGCACCGTGCCATTCACCAGCCCTGCGCTTGCATCTACGGCACCACCACACCCTTGCACTTTTGGCAGGCGCTACAGGCGTCTAATGTGGCCGACGGTTCATTGGCGCGCTTTCTGATTCTGGAGAGCGAGGACGATTTCCCCAATAGCAACGAACTCTTTGGCACGATTGATCCCCCGCAAGACCTCATCGACCGACTGCTGCTGATCCACCAGGGAGGTGGTCAGTTGAACGGCAACCTCACGGATGTGGGCGCGATTGATGAAGTGCTGGTGGATCCGCGTGTCGTCCCGATGACCGCGCAAGCGCGTGACGCGTTTCGCTTGCTTGACCATGAGTTGTTGACAAAGCTTCGCTTGTCGCGAGGCACCGGTTTTTCATCGATCTTGGCGCGCATTGAAGAGAACGCCACCAAATTGGCTCTCATTCGCGCTGTGTCGCGCGACGCGGTGACACCCCAGATCGAGGACCACGATGCGCACTGGGGAATTGCGCTCTCGCGCCACTGTGCCGAGCTGACTATTCGAGAGGCAAGCGCGCGCGTTTCAGAAAACCAAGTCGAGTCCAACCACAAGCGCGCTTTGCAAATCCTGCGTGATGGCGATGCCGCTGGTATGTCAAAGAGCGAGTTCACGCGGCGCACCCAGTTCATGGACCACCGCCAGCGAGATGGCGTGCTACGTACCTTAACGGACGCCCACCTGGTTGAGGTGTTCGCCATGCCAACGGGCGGCAGACCCAGCCAGTGGATCAAGCTGGCGGGAAATGATGTCCCAACTGATCAGTGAACGGTCTATGAGGACTTCTTTCAATTACGACCTTCTTTCAAAGGGGGTGCCTCTATATACAAATAAATACAGGGGTACCTATACGCATCCAAAAATCCTCGCGCGCGCGAAACGCCTGCCCTGGAGGTGGTCAGAGAGAGACATAGGTATATAAATTGAAAGAAGAAGTCAGTAGTGTCCCAACGTTTTTCAGAGGAGAGAGAGCTGTTGAGGCTCAAATTCCGAATGTTTGTCAGGCTCGGTTGGTGTAAGTAGTTGATTTATTGTGGTTGTTTCAAACATGGTCAAGCTCAAGATTTGTAGGATTTCATGAAGACTGTTGGGCAGATGCAAGCGTTTCTTGGCAATTGCGATCAGCACGTATGTGCAGACCGCGATCCAGATTTGCGTCTTGACCGCGTTCTCGTTGGTGCCATAAAACGTCTTGATTCGCAGGTGCTGCTTGATCCATTTGAAAAACAACTCGACCTGCCAGCGCTGGCGATACAGATCTGCAATCAACTCGGGCTTGAGAGCGAAGTTGTTGGTCAAAAATGTGATGCGCTTGCCAGCGTCGTCCTTGACCACCACACGTCGCAGCGTGGCGGGATAGTGTTGGCTGGAATAAAAGATGGTCAGTACACCCGTCTGATCGCACACGATGTTCGAGTTGACCCGGTCTACGGGGTTGGAGTAGCGCCGCTTGAATTTGGTATTGGACTTGGCACGGGTCACGAAGAAAGCGTTGGCCTGATGGATCACAAACAGTCGCTGGAAATCCAAGTACCCACGATCGAGCAGGTAATAGGCGCCAGGCTCGATGTCCAGCAGGTCCAATGTGTTGACCTCGTGGGTCTTGCCGTCGCTGATGTGAATGAAAGTGGGGATGGAGCCGCGCAGGTCCAACAGGGTGTGCAGTTTGATAGCTGCCTTGTGCGCGCGAAACGGTGCCCACGGATAAACCGACAAGCACAGGTCTATCGTCGTGGCATCGAAGGCGTAGACGGTGGCATCCAAGTCGAGCGCCATCGGCTCTTTGGCATACAGCGGGCGCGCCATGGCGATCAGGTGTTGCGCGAAGTCGGCATAGATTTGCCAAGGCCGGGTTGCATTGGCGTTGGACAAGGTGTTGCGAGAAACTGTCTTGCAGCGCAGTCCCATGTGATACAGCCGCTTGGCTTGGGCACGCAAATTGACCTCGATGTCGCGCAAAGACTCGCGGTAGGTCAACTGAGCAAAGGCCATGGTCAAGAACTGGTCCATGCAGGTGAAGTCTTGAACTTTGTGATCGCCTCGGTGCTTGGCAACGCAGCGGCGAAACGTGCTCAGCGGCAAGAAGGCCATGAGTTGAGAGAAAACAAGCTTGCCTTGGTTCATTGCGGTCCTTTGCGTGCGAACGCAAAAGACCATAAGTCATGGAATCGAAGTTCAAATCGAGACCAGACTGAGATGCCAAAAAACCAAGGTAAATCATTAACTTACGAAGCCCTGATGTGAAAACGTTGGGACACTACTGAGAAGAAGTATTGAAATAAGTACCCCACCAGACCCGGACTCCACCTTTGAAAGATGAAGTATTGAAATAAGCCCCGTCATCTGTTGACGATTTTTTGCAAGCCCTGATAACCGCATCCGATTGAACAAATCGGAAATGACAGACATGAGGGAGCCGCACCCGCCCTGACACGGCTTTGGTGCCAGTGCTCCTCCAGGTCGCACAAGAAAACTTGTACGAACCCTTGGAGGAAATCCCTGATGAATAACAAACCAACCCCACGCCTCGTCATCCTGGCTCTTGACCTGGGCACGACCACCGGCTGGGCGCTGCGCTCGGCAAACGGTCCTGTGGCGCATGGCTTCGTGAGCTTCAAGTCCCAGCGCTTTGAAGGCGGTGGCATGCGCTATCTGCGCTTTGGACGTTGGCTCGATGACATGCTCGCCTTGAGTGGCTCAGAGAGTGACGCACCAACCGATTCAGCGGCCATTGGAGCCGTTTACTTTGAAGAGGTGCGTTGTCACCTTGGCGTAGATGCGGCGCACGTTTACGGCGGCTTGCTGGCCACGCTGACCGCATGGTGTGAGCGTCACCAGATACCGTACCAAGGTGTGCCTGTGGGCACCATCAAACGCCATGCCACTGGCAAGGGCAACGCGGGCAAGGCCGAGGTGATTGCGGCCATGAAAGCGCTGGGCCACCCGGTCACCGACGACAACGAGGCGGATGCTCTTGCGCTCTTGCACTGGGCGCTGGCGCAGGGTACGGATCCCGCCTTGAGCAAGGAGGTGCGCCATGGCTAAAAAGCAAGTTGCACAGCCATTGACCCATGGCACTTTGGTAAGTCTGCCCGGCGGTCGGGTTGGTGAGTGGATCAGTGAGGCGGAGGAAGGCACCAGCTTTCGCACCGAGCATTTTCGGACTGTCGACTCGCTCGGTCTTTTGATGCGCAACGGCGCGATCACGGCACAGATGCACGATGCGGGTCAGGACTTCTCTCGCACATTTGTCTTTGCTCAGCTAAGTTCAGCGGGCTCTCCACCGCTTGATCGCATTCCTGGCGGTCATTGGCAGGACACGATGACTGAGCGCTGTGCTTGGGCCAGAAAGCGGTTAGGTGAGGCGCTCGATGCGGTGGGCGGTATCAGCAGCCCCGGTGGTTGCGCTGTCTGGCACGTGGCCGGTTTGGGACAAAGCGTGAAGGAGTGGTCTGCCCAAGAAGGGTGGAACGGACGATCACTCAATCAATATGAAGCCAAGGGTATTTTGGTTGGCGCTTTGGGGGTGTTGGCGGTGCATTACGGGTACTCGCGATAAATCATCAAATAACCTATTGACGCGGTATATATCGAAGAGGTAGCATTCTGCTAATCACTCAAATTACGCCCACACGGTTTACGCCTTGTGGGCGTTTTGTTTGGGTCTTCACCTCTCACATCTATCGCGCTTGCAAGTACCCGCTACCGGTCGACTTACACGCTGCGCTCCAACCCGAAAGCTTGCCAATGACACCCGAGATCCGAATGGTCCCGGTGGATTCGCTCATCCCGTATGCGCGAAACGCCCGCACCCACAGCGAAGACCAGGTGGCACAAATTGCCGCATCCATCTCCGAGTTTGGTTTTACCAATCCCATCCTGACAGACGGCGAAAAAGGCGTGATCGCAGGGCATGGCCGCTTGGCTGCTGCGCGCAAACTTGCACTGACACAAGTGCCCGTGATTGAGCTGGGCCACCTCACTGCAATTCAAAAGAAAGCCTACATCCTGGCCGACAACCGCATCGCTGCAAACGCTGGCTGGGACGAAGAGTTGCTCAAGCTTGAGATTGCCGAACTCGATGAGGCTGACTTCAATCTGGAGTTGATGGGCTTTGGTGACGAAGAACTCGAGCGTTTGCTCAATGGCGACGGCGACACCACGGGCCTGACCGAGGACGATGCAGTCCCCGAATTGCCAGCCGAACCTGTTTCCAAAACAGGTGATGTGTGGGTCTTGGGTCAGCACCGTTTGCTGTGTGGTGACTCCACAGTGCTCTCAGATGTCGAGCGCCTCATGAACGGTCAACTCGCCGACATGGCGTTCACTGATCCACCCTACAACGTGGACTACGGCAACAACGCCAAAGACAAGATGCGCGGCAAGGACCGCCGCATCATGAACGATGCGCTCGGTGACGGGTTCTACAAGTTCCTTTATGACGCCTGTGTCAACTTGTTGGTAGTCACCAAAGGTGCCTGCTACGTGTGCATGAGCTCATCCGAGTTGCACACACTGCAAAAAGCCTGGCTTGATGCGGGTGGCAAGTGGTCGACATTTGTGATCTGGGCCAAGAACACTTTCACACTCGGTCGCGCCGACTACCAGCGCCAGTACGAGCCCATCCTTTACGGATGGAAGGACGGGGCTAAACACTTCTGGTGCGGCGACCGCGACCAGTCAGACATTTGGAATTACAACAAGCCTCGCGTGAACGACCTGCACCCGACGATGAAACCGGTGGAGTTGGTAGAGCGTGCCATTAAGAACTCATCGAAGACGCGTGACATCGTGATCGACTTGTTTGGCGGCTCTGGCACCACGCTTATTGCCTGCGAAAAAACCAATCGACAGGCACGACTCATGGAGATGGATCCCAAGTATGTGGACGTGATCGTCAAGCGCTGGGAGGACTTCACAGGACAGAAAGCCACCCGTGAATCGGATGGCTCTGTGTTTTCAGATCTTGCGCCGCAAGGTCAGTCTGTTTTTGATGTTGTGGGGAGCGAGCTGGAGGGTGAGACCCTGTAGACCCGCTCACCACCGCTCTCCTTGACGGAGTCGATGGTCAGGCCCAGTTTCTTTTTCAAAGTCCCGGCCATGCATCCGCGCACCGTGTGCGCTTGCCAGCCTGTGGCCTCCACCATTTGCGGAAGGGTTGCACCTTCTGGGCGCTTCATCAGATCGATGAGCACCGACTGCTTGCTACCTTCGCGTTTGGATTTGACCGGTGGCTCAATGCCAATGGCCTTCAACCCTGCGGTGGTGAGGGCAAAGCGGGTTGAACCCGCAGCGCCTTTGCTGTGCGGGCGGATCAGGCCTTCATTGCCAAGGCTGGTCAGCACCTTGATCAACGCACCACCTTTGAGGTTGGGCGGGAAGTCGGTCAACACATGCTGAGGATGGCTGCCTGCAGCGTTGAGAAGCAAGGTTTGGCTGGGTGTGAGTTTCATGTTGATCTCCGACATCAGTTTGGTTGAGTTGTTTGTTTGGATTGCTGGCCAGCCGTGAATGCGGCTTGCAGGGCTTCTTTGAGGCCCCAGACGCTGACTTCATGAAAGTCCAGTCGGTCGCTGTTGCGTGTTGCCAGCGTGTCGATGTGCAGATGTTCTGCGGCGATTTGGTTGAGCAGACGCTCCAATGTTTTGGCGTCCATCACTTGGCTCCCCCCACCTTGTGAATCTGGCGAGCGCGGTCAAAGCCGACCCACTCGCCTTGTGTGTTAAGGCCGCGTGAGGCCAGCTCCTCGCGGGCCAGCAGGTTGAGGTCAAGTTCGCCGCGTGCGGCGGCTGCCAGCACCTTGGTTAGTGCGATCTGGATGAACCCGACCTCATCGACGGTGAACTGTGTGGTGTAGGTCATTTGCAAAGCTCCTTGGGTTGTTGATGACGTTCCTATGAACGCTCTGATTCCCAGTGAAGCCAAGCTTTATCTGCATCATTTGCGATTGGTTTTTTGAAAGAGTTGGCAATAAGCCAATAACAAGCCGCCATGCCCCGCAGTGCTCCAACACCCTGCCGACATCCCGCCTGTGCGTTGGTGCTGGACAAACCGGGCTACTGCGATCAACACCGTACCCAAGTGCACCGGGACTACGGGCGAGCCAGGCGTGGCTTTGATGCCGAGGTGGGCTTTTACCAGTCAGTGCGCTGGCGTGAGGTGCGTGCCGCATTCCTGCGAGAACACCCGTTGTGTGTGGCTTGCAAGGCGACTGGACTGGTGGTGGCTGCCAAGGTTGCTGACCACATCAGGCCGCTCAAGGACGACGGTGAGCGCTTTGATTGGGTGAACCTGCAAGGCCTTTGCGTCTCATGTCACAACCGAAAGACGGCGCGAGAGACCGCACGGCGCAGCTGACGCCCCCTAGGGGGTCTGAATCTCTACAGACGGCGGCCAAAGATGCGTGCGCCTGCCGAGATTTTTGCGCGTGCAAATTGAAACCAAGGGGGGGTCCCCCAGAACGGAAGATTAATGGCCGGAAGAAAGCCGCTCCCCACGGAGATCAAAAAGCTCAGGGGAACCCTGCAAAAGTGCAGGACCAACCCGCATGAGCCACAGCCTCAAGGGGATCTGGTTGCACCGCCCGAGTACATGTCAGATGGTGCCAAGCAGGCCTGGCGTTATGCCATTGAGAGCGCGCCTGAACATTTGCTGCGCAAACTCGATATGTCGGTGCTGGAAGTCTGGTCCTGCGCTGCGGATTTGTACCGCAAGGCTCAGATCGGCATTACCAAAACTGGCCTATTGATCAAAGCGCCGAACACCGGAGTGCCAATGCAGTCGCCGTACCTGGCCATTGCGAACAAGCAGGCCCAGATCATGACCAAGGCAGCGGTGGAGATGGGATTTACGCCTGCTTCACGTTCGCGGATCACACAACCCACAGAGACCGAGATTGATCTCGATCCTTGGGCGGATATTGCAGGCTGAGACTGAACTTTGGCGACCGAGAATTACGTTGATGTTGCCCGCAAGTATGCGCAGGCAGTCGTTGCCGGTGACATCCTGACTTGCAAATGGGTCCAGCGGGCATGCCAACGACAGTTGAACGATCTGGCAAAGTTCAAAGGCAAAGCAAGTCCTTACCAGTTCAACCCGAAGCTCACCGACAAGGACGGACGGGAGTTCCGACCCGCCGATAACCTGTGCGCGTTCATTGAGCGGCTGCCCCATGTCAAAGGGCCGCTGGCAGGCGAGACGATCAAGTTGGAACCTTGGCAAGTGTTCATTCTGACCACTGTCTTTGGCTGGGTCAAGCCCGACGGCAACCGCCGCTTTCGGCGCTCGTACATTGAAGTGCCACGCGGCAACGCCAAGTCGACCTTGTCTTCTGCGCTTGCGCTGTACATGCTGGCCGCTGACGGCGAAGGCGGGGCTGAGGTCTATTCCCTGGCCACCACCCGTGACCAGGCTCGAATCGTATTTGGTGATGCGCAGACCATGGCGCGCAGGTCTCAAGGTTTTCGCACCCGGTTTTCTGTCAACGTCGGCGCGCACAACATGAACGTGCTGCAGACCGGCTCCAAGTTTGAAGCACTCTCGGCTGAAGGGTCGACGCTAGATGGCTTGAACATTCACTTCGGCTGCATTGATGAACTGCATGCCCACAAAACCCGCACCGTCTACGACGTGGTGGAGACAGGAACCGGCAAGCGTGACAACTCACTTCTTTGGGTGATCACCACCGCAGGCAGCAACCGCTCTGGCATTTACTACGAGGTGCGAACCTTTGTGACCAGGCTTCTCGACGGCGTGTTCGAAGACGACAGTCAGTTCGGCATCGTCTACGGTCTTGATGACGGGGACGACTGGACCAGCGAAGATTCGCTGATGAAGGCCAACCCCAACTGGGGTATCTCTGTGCGCCCAGAAATTCTGGGACCACTGCAGGCCAAGGCTATGCAGTTGCCCAGCGCGATGAACAACTTCAAGACCAAACACTTGAACGAGTGGGTCAACGCCGACACAGCATGGATGGACATGCGTTCCTGGGACGCCTGCGCTGACCTGGACCTGGACATCGAGTCCTTTGTGGGTCAGCCCTGCTGGGTGGGGCTGGACCTAGCCAGCAAGACAGACATTGCCGCCTTGGTGATCGTATTTGCCCATCCTGAGGTTGCCGACGCGTTTGCGGTCTTTGGTAAGTACTACCTGCCAGAAGACACGGTCAATGCCAACGGCAACAGTCAGTACTCGGGGTGGATGCACACCGGACGATTGATCGTGACGCCAGGCAATGTGATTGATTTCAGTTGGATCGAAGCTGATCTGAATGATCTGTCCTCTCGCTTTGCGGTGCAGGCAGTCGCTTTTGATCCGTTTCAGGCAACGCAACTCTCGACTCGAATGATGAGTGAGGGGCTGCCCATGATTGAAGTGCGTCCCACGGTGCTGAATTTCTCAGAGCCGATGAAGACGCTCGAGGCCTTGGTGCTTCAAAAGAAATTGGTTCACGACGGGGACCCGGTGCTGGGCTGGATGGTCAGCAATGTGGTGGCTCACTTGGACGCTAAAGACAACATTTACCCACGCAAGGAGCGAGCAGAAAACAAGATCGACGGCATCGTTGCACTGATCATGGCGCTGTCGCGCGCGATCAAACCGGGGGACTCGGTGGTGCTGGGATCCGACTACGAATTGGTGTTGCTCTGAACTGATGGGATTATTAAGCTTCATTGATCGGTTCCGTGGCCCAAGCGCCTCCGGTGGAGATCGCTCGCCATGGGGAGACTTCTTTTTTGAGCCTGTCTCCGCTCGTACTGGGAGCGGCATGCACGTCTCACCCGACAGCGCGCTTCGCCTTGCAACGGTCTATGCCTGCGTACGCGTCTTGTCGGAGTCCATGGCTTCGCTTCCGCTGGTCATCTACCAACGCCGTGCCGACGGTGGCAAAGACAAGGTCACCGACCACTGGTTGTTCCGTTTACTTGCCAAACGGCCTAACCGTTTTCAAAACCCGTTTGAATGGCGTGAGATGCTGCAAGGCCATCTCGCACTGCGCGGCAACGCCTACAACCAGATCATCACCAACGCCAAAGGCGAGGTGGTTGAGTTGATGCCTCTTCATCCAGACCGCATCCGGTTGGAGTTGCTGCCCTCTGGCGAATACCGTTACCGGTTTACAGACCGGTTTGGCAATGAGTCAATCTTGCCGCGCGGAGAGGTTTGGCATTTGCGCGGCCTGTCCTCCGATGGCTTGCTGGGCATGAGTCCGATCGAGCTTGCCCGAGAAAACCTCGGAATGGCACTAGCCGCCCAGGACTACGGCGCGCGATTCTTTGCCAACGATGCGAAGCCTACCGGCGGTTGGATTGAATTTCCGGGATCCTTCAAGGACTCGGAAGCCAAGAAGGTGTTTCGTGAGTCCTACCAGCAGGCACAGTCCGGTGCCAACCGGGGCAAGGTCCTTGTGCTTGAAAACGGGATGAAGTTTCACGAAGTGGGTGTTACGAACAAGGATGCCCAGTTCCTGGAACTGCGCAAGTTTCAGATTACTGATGTTGCCAGGCTGTTTCGAGTGCCACCTCACATGATCGGCGATTTGGACCGGGCGACGTTTTCCAACATTGAGCAACAAAGCCTTGAGTTCGTCATGCATACCATGACGCCCTGGGCTGAGCGCTGGGAAGCAAGCATCGAGTCCGAGTTGCTTCTCGAAGGTGACGACATCGAGGTCGAATTTGATTTCGCCAACCTGATGCGCGGCGATGCCGCCAGCCGTGCGTCGTTCTACCAAAGCGGTATTCAGAACGGCTGGCTCACACGCAATGAAGCACGCATTGCAGAGAACCTCAACCCGCTTGATGGCTTGGACGAACCACTTCGCCCGCTCAATATGGTCGAGGAAAGCACAGCAGAGGATGTGGCGCTTGATACCGAACAAGCGGAGGACCCGGAGCAAGAAGCAACTGAGCCCTCCGATGAAGCCGCTGCCCGCTTGCGTGCCCTGATCGATTCAAGTGCCGAACGCTGGGCCAGGCGCATCGCTCGGGCCGGTCGGGTCGACGAGAAAGATCTGGCACTGATTGCGCAATCCCTGGCTGTGCCAGTGGACCGGGTGAGTGTCTGGGCGCAGGCCTGCGTATCCATGGATGAACCGCATCTGTGCCAATCACTTAAATCACTGGGGATGACACCATGAACCATCAATTACTGGTTGCCGAATATTTGGCAACTCCCTGGGCATTGATGCCCGAACGGCTGAACGCAGTCACTGCTGTCATCGCACGCTGGTCGGGGGATGCCCGCGCAAGCGAAGAGGTGATGCGCAATATTGCAGCCGACAGAAACGCAAGAGATGCACGTCGCCAATCCAGCGTGTCCAACTCTGGTGGCGGCATTGCGGTGCTTCCGCTTTACGGCATCGTGACGCAGCGCGGCAACATGGTGGACGATGTATCCGGTCCTGGTACTGCCAGCACTCAGCAGTTTTCAAACATGTTGCGCGCTGCTATCCAAGATGAGACGGTCTCTCAAATCCTGATCGACATCGACAGCCCCGGCGGCAGTGTTTACGGTGTCGCGGAACTGGCCGATGAAATTGTCAGCGCCCGCGCCAAAAAGCCTGTCGTGGCCATCGCCAACAGCCTTGCCGCTTCGGCAGCCTACTGGATTGGTTGCTCAGCATCTGAGTTTTATGTCACACCCGGCGGCGAAGTGGGGTCCATCGGGGTGTGGCAAGCGCACCAGGACTACAGCAAGGCCATGGACGAGGCCGGTGTCAAAACTACGCTCATCTCTGCGGGAAAGTTCAAGGTTGAGGGCAATCCATATGCACCTTTGGACGAAGAAGCCCAGGGCTTTATGCAGTCCCGCGTTGATGACTATTACGCCGCGTTCACCAAAGCTGTGGCCAAGGGCAGAGGTGTACCCATCTCTCAGGTGCGAGATGGCATGGGTCAGGGCCGAGTTCTAGGAGCCGACGCGGCACTTGCTAGCAGCATGGTCGACGGCATAGCCACCTTTGACGATGTCGTCAAAAAGATGCGCCGCGATGCGCGAACGCAAATCAAACCCAATGCATCACGGCTCAACCAGGCGAGGAATTCGCTGGCCTTGATGTGACTTTTTTTCGGGCAGCACTCCGTAGAGGGCTGCCAGCAAAGTGAAGCGGCCCGTTGGCCGCACCCCAAGCAACCACCTCGTCAATTGAGACCCGGTGGTTTTTTTACGTCCATTGATTTTGGAGAACCCCAAATGAGTAAGCAATTGCGCGAGCTGCAGGCTCGCAAATCTACCCTGGTCAAAGAAGCGCGCGCGCTCACTGACCGCGCCGCATCCGATAACCGCGATCTGAATGATGAAGAGGCTACGGCCTTCGATGCGCTCAAGACCCGTATTGAGGCTGCCAGTAACGCCATCGACCGTGAGGCAAGCCTGATCGCGGAAGAAGCGCAAATGGCACAAGCCCCTTCAAGCGCTGGCGCTTTTATCACTGTCACTGACAACCGCGAGGCCGATCCTTTGCACGGCTTTCGCACTGCGGGCGAGTTCATGCAGGCGGTGTACCAGGCAGAAAAGCCCGGCAAATCGCTCGATGAACGTTTGCTCATTGGTGGTGGCCGTGGTGCAGCAGCGCCCGGCAGCTTTGCCAACGAGGCTTCGGGCCAAGACGGCGGCTTTTTGGTGCCGCCTCAGTTCTCTCAGCAAATCTTCAAACTCTCTTTGGGCGAGGACTCTTTGCTGCCCATGACCGATAACGTCGAGATTAGCGGCAACAGCATGGCATTCCCCAAGGACGAAACTACGCCTTGGGGCACCAACGGTATCCGCGCCTATTGGCAGGGTGAAGCGGCCTCGGCTGTGGCATCCAAGCCGGTGCTGGGCCTGGCCACGTTGCGCCTGAAAAAGCTGATGGCGCTGGTACCCACCACTGACGAACTGCTGGACGACGCGAATGCGCTGACCACCTACCTGCCTGAGAAGGTCGCTTTGTCCATTCGTTGGAAAACCAACGAGTCCATCCTCTTTGGTGCTGGCAACGGTGTGCCTGTGGGAGCGCTCAGCTCTGGTGCGACGGTCACCGTGACCAAGGAGTCAGGTCAAGCAACGCAAACGCTGGTGCCTCAGAACCTGGCCAAGATGATTGCGCGCTTGCCCTCGGGCAGCTTTGCCAATGCCGTCTGGATCGTGAACAACGATGTGCTGCCCGCACTCTTCACGCTGACTCTGGGCAACTATCCGATCTACATCCCCACGGGTCTGCCCGTCGGGGGCTTGCAGGTCTCGCCCTACGGCACCTTGCTGGGTCGCCCTGTGTTTGTGTCTCAACACGCCAACACTTTCTCGGCCCAAGGCGACATCTTGCTGGTGGACCTCAAGTACTACCAGACCATCACCAAGGCGGGTGGCATGCAGACCGCCACATCGATGCACCTGTACTTCGATGCGGACTTGACAGCGTTTCGCACGACCTTCCGCATGGACGGCCAGTCCAAGCTCAACAGCCCCATCACGCCTGCCAAAGGCAGCGCAACGATGTCGCCCTTTATCCAACTGGGCGCGCGCTAAGCCGACCCCAACCTTAGGAGAAAACTATGTTTCCCAACGCAAAAGGCAGCGAACTGCTGTCCGTTCTCGCCACCATCGATCCTGCCGCGCAAGCGGCGGGAACAGTCACCACGGGCTGGATTTCTGTGGCCAACCACCACGGGTTTCTCTCCCTGGTGCAGACCGGAGTACTGGGCACCAGCGCCACTGTGGATGCAAAGTTGCAGCAGGCGGTTGATTCAACCGGCACCAGCGCCAAGGACATCACGGGTAAGGCGATCACCCAGATCGTCAAAGCCACTGGTGACAACAAGCAGGCCTTGATCAACGTCAAGCCCGAGGAGCTCGATACGGTGAACGGCTTTGGCTTTGTTCGCCTGTCAGTCACGGTGGGCGTGGCAGCAAGCCAGACCTCGACCCAGGTGCTCGGCCTCAATCCACGCTTTGCGCCTGCGGATGCTTCCAACCAAGCGGCTGTGGTGCAGGTCATCTAAATGCCCATCCAACTCGTCACGCCACCCACAGAGGAGCCGGTGTCGCTTCTGGAGGCAAAGCTGCATCTGCGGGTGGACTTTGACGAGGACGACATGCTGATCGCCTCACTCATCACTGCGGCCCGGCAGGCAGCCGAGACCTTGACTGGCAGGCAGTTAACCACTGCCCGCTGGAGGCAAGTGCTCGACTGCTTCCCCGGACCGTCGCTGATGGGTGTGCCAGCGGGGCAGGCTTTCACCTTGCCAGGCCATGCAATTCTGTTGGCCAAAGCACCGGTGCAGTCGGTTGTGTCGATCAATTACCTGGACATGGGCTCTGTGAATCAGACGATGCCTGCTTTGACCTACACGGTCGATGCCGCCTGTGAACCCGCGCGAATCACGCCGGTGTTCGGGCAGATATGGCCGATTTGCTTGCCTCAGATCGGAGCGGTGTCGGTTACTTTTGACGCCGGGTACGGTACTGCTGCGCAAGTTCCAGAAGGTATCAAGAGTTGGAT